GCCTCTTATCCCCCCAAGGGGTCAGGGAAGGGCCAGAGCGCACCTGTGAGGCCCGAGATGCACGGGGATGGGTGGGTTTATCCCCGGCTCGAAACTAGGCCTCCTGCGACCGTGCGGGGGACTCACGGGGAGAAGGCTGCGGAGTGGCTGGAGACCGTGTACGGGATGAAACTGCGGGGCTGGCAGCGTCACGCGCTAGACCGGGCGCTCGAGCACGACGAGGACGGGCGCCTGGTGTGGGCGGTCGTGGTGCTCACGGTGGGGAGGCAGTCCGGCAAGTCGTGGCTGTCGCGCGGCATTTGCATGTGGCGCCTGCATCACGCTCACCTGTTCGGCGAGCCGCAGACGATCCTGCACATGGCCAACAAGCGGGACACCGCGATGGAGGTGCTACGACCTGCGGGCTTGTGGGCGCTGGAGAAGTACGGCAAGGGCACGGTCAGGTGGGGCAACACGGCGGCCGGCATCAGCCTGCCCAGTGGCGACCGTTGGTTAATTCATGCCGCGAACGACTCGGCCGGCGTCGGCTACTCGTGCTCGATGGTGTTCGCCGACGAGGCCTGGAAGATTCAGCGGAACGTGATCGACGATGCCGTCATGCCGACGATGTCGGAGCGTGAGCAGCCGCAGCTGTGGCTTGTGTCGACTGCGGGCGACTCATCGAGTGACCTGATGATCCAATACCGATCGGCTGCGATCGAGCAGCTCGACGCACCGGCAGGCACGCTGCTGCTCGAGTGGTCGGCACCGGCGGACGCCGACCCGGACGACCCGGACACCTGGGCATGGGCATCGCCCGAGTGGACTGAGAAGCGGCAGGCCTTCGTCGCCCGCCAGCACTCGACGATCGAGGAATCATCGTTCCGGCGCGAATGGTGCAACCAGTGGGTCACGAAGTCCGGCGGATGGCTCAAGGACAGTCAATGGGCGGACACGACAAGCGACGTCGAGCTGCCGGAGTCGAGTACCTGGACGGTCGCGGTCGAGTCCTCGTTTGACGGGCAGGGCCATGCCGTCGCGGTCGCCGGTGTCCTCGAGGACGATCGCGTGGTCGTACGCGTGTCGACGATGCGGACCATCAAGCAGGTCGACGAGCGCCTCGCGCAGCTGCGCGCCGAGCATCCTCAGTTGTTCGTCCTCGTCACCCCCGGCTACGTCGACCGGCTCCACGAGCACTTCGACGAGCTCGTGGGGCAGCGGGAGGCGGTGGCCGGCACTCAGGCCCTGCTCGACCTGTTCGACCGGCGCTCGATCCTCCACGACGGGGGCCTCGTCCTGCGCGAGCACTTCGCGTCATCGCGCATCAGCAAGCGGGACGCCGGGTGGGTGCTGTCGAGCGCGATGGGCGACGGCCCCTCGTATGCGGCCCGTGCCGTGATGTTCGCAGCCGCGCAGGCGACCAAGCGGCAGCGGCCGACCGCGATCATTCACTCCCGTCGACGTGCTTGACAATCGTTATAAACCTGTAATATGGCGGCGTGGCGTTTCCCCGTCCGAGATGGACCGCCCCTACACATGTGAGCACCCGACCGGGTGCAGCAGATAGGGGCGGTCCGTCTGTGGCTCTGCGGGAAGGCGCCGGGACATCGCTGCTGCAGATGATCCAGGGCGCCGGGTCGTCGTTCCGTACATCGAGGGCGGCCGCGCTGCAGGTCCCGGCATTCGTCGACGCCATGAAGACCTACTCGCACACCATCTCCGGGTTCAGCCTGCGGACATACCGTGCAGGGGAGCCGATCGAGACTGCCCAGGTACTTGTCAGCCCCTCGTCGTATCTTCCGTACACGTCGGTCATCGCGCGCACCGTCGAGAACCTGCTCCTGCACGACCGCGCCTATTGGCTCGTGGTCGACCGGACGTGGGATGGGTTCCCTCGCGAGATTCAGGTCATGGACGTCGACGACGTGTCCGACCTGACGACGCACTCGACCGCGAATCAAAACACTCAGTTCCCGCCCGTCGATCCGTTCTACTACATCGGCACGCCTGTCCCGGCCCGCGACGTCATCAAGTTCTACGGTGACGGCCTCGGCGGATGGCTGTCGACCGGTGCCGCAGCGATCAACACGGCCGCCGCCCTCGAGGCCGCCACGTTGAACTACTCCGAGTACCCCATGCCGACCGTGGTCCTGAAGAACACCGGTGCCGACCTTCCAGCGGCAACAGTGGACGCGCTCCTGACCGCATGGGAAGAAGCCAGGAGCAACAGGGCCACGGCCTACCTCAACTCGGCGATCGAGGCCAAGGGCATGGGATGGTCCGCCCGCGACCTGGCACTCGTCGAGGCCCGCAACGAGTCCGCCATCGGGATAGCGCGTATCGCGAACCTCGACCCCGTGTGGGTCGGCGCCTCGGTCAGTGGAAGCAGCCTAGTTTACGCAAACCGGGTCGACCTTTATAGGCAGCTTTTGGACATCAGCCTGCGGCCCGTGATGGACATGCTCACGCACCGGCTGTCGATGCCCGACGTCACGCCTCGAGGGCACTCTGTGCGGTTCGATACCTCGGGGTTCCTGCGCGGCAATGCGACCGACCTTGGCAACCTCGTCGCGCAGCTCGTCCCCCTCGGCGTCCTCACCCCCGACGAGGCCCGCACCGTAATCGACATCAACACCCTCGGACTCACCCCGACGAGCCTCGTACAGATGGGCGGATAGATGAGACACCTCACGACGGACGGCACGCTGCTGCTTCACACTCGAGCGGACGACGGCGGCGACATCATCGGCACGGGCTACGGCATGGCCGTTCCTTACGGCGTCGAGATCGAGTTCGACGGGATGCGGGAGTCGTTCGCACCTGGTGCGTTCGACACGACTGCAGTCGTCGGCAAGCCTCTCGCCTACCGGCACAACGAGCCGATCGGCGTCATCACGGCAGCCAGCAACGAGCCCGACGGCCTCTACATCGATTTCGACGTCGTCAACACGAGCCTAGGGCGCGATGCCGCGACCCTCATGCGGACGGGATCCAGCCGCGGCCTGTCCGTCGGGTTCGCTCCGCTGGAGTCGAAGCGCACCCAAGGCAAAAACGCGATCGTGTACACCAAGGCTGCTCTCGCAGAGGTCAGCCTCACCCATCAGCCTGCCTATTCCACGGCCGGCGTAGGTTCAATCAGAGAGGATCACATGTCAGTCGAAACCGTCGAGGACGCCGCCCCGGCGGTCGTCGCAGACATCCAGGCACGCGAGGCAATCGACGAGCTGCGCCGAGAGGTCCAGTCTGTCGTCCACGTCGCGGAGCCCGCCCACCCGCTCGCACAGTTCCGGTCGTTCGGCGATTACAGCAAGGCCGTCCTCGAGGGATTCGAGTCGCGCGCACTCGTCGACCAGGTGACGGACAACAACCCCGGCGTGCTCCCGCCCGTGTGGCTCATGCAGGTCCGGGGCATCATCGACCTCGGTCGGCCCGTCATCACCGGCGTCGGCGGCCCGCAGTCGGCCGGCACCAGCGGCCTCGATATCAACTGGCCCTACTTCGACGGCAACCTGACCACGATCGTCGAGGCGCAGGCCAACGAGAAGGACGAAGTCAACAGCGTCCGTATCGACATCAAGAAGGGCACCGCAAGCCTCGCGACCTACGCAGCCGGCTCGGACATCTCCTACCAGCTGCTGCAGCGGTCGATGCCGTCCTACCTCGACGCGCATAACCGCATCATGGCGGCGTCGTACTCGACGGTCACCGACCGGAAGTTCACCGATGACATGTGGCAGCTCGGCACCGGCACCGAGACCTACGACCTGTCCGGCGACACGACCGGCGCAACCTTCCGGGCGACGGTGTTCGAAGCCTCGATGAAGTGTGAGGACGCGACCGGCGTCCCGGCGACCATCGTCTACGCATCGACCGCGCTGATGACGGCGATTGGCGGCTGGGAGTCGTTCTACCCGGCTCCGTACGGCGTCCAGAACGTAAGCGGCGTCGCGACGGCCAGCACGCTGCAGGTCAACGTGTCCGGCCTGCGGGTCGTCCGCGCCAAGTGGCTTGACGGCAATGCGGCACGGCACGCCATCGTCGTTAACGGCGAGGCCGCACGCTGGATCGAGGACGGGCCCCGGCTCGCCCAGGCAGAGAACGTCAGCCAGATCGGTCGTGATATCGCGATCTACGGCTACGGCGTGACTGCTGCCTACCTCCCCGCAGGCATCGTCCGAGTCGTCGAGCCGTAAGCCATGGCGCTGCTCACCGGGACGCAACTGGCAACCGCATTGGATCTCACCTATGCGGCGGACCCGTTCGACCAGGTAGCAGCGGCAGCGGTCGCGGTGGTGTCCTCCGTCATCACCGCGGCCGCGCTCACGGCCGAGCCCGCAGCCCTCAAGGAAGCAACGCTCGGCATTGGCATCGACATATTCCAGGCACGCTACGCAGCCGGTGGGGAGTCCGTCGGCCTCGACATGCAGGCCAGCCCCTACCGGCTTAATTCGATCCTGCTCAAGAGCCGGGCCGCGCTCATCGCGCCGTACATCCGAGTCGAGAGCATGGTCGGATGACCGCGCTCACCACCGAGGCCCGCCTCGGGATCACTGCAGCCGTCACCGGCCTCGGATACAAGGTCTACACGAGCACCCCGCCCGTGCCGATCCCGCCGAGCATCGTGATCATGGCCGACAGCCCATGGGTCGTCCCCGAGCGACTCGGCCGGCTGTCGTACCGGACGCAGTGGCGCCTGGTCATCGTCGTCAACCCGCGCAAGAACAGCGCGGCGCAGCTCGACGCCGAGGACGCCATCGACACGATCCTCGGCGCGCTGCCGAAGTACGCCGTCGTCACCGACATCGGACCCCCGACACTCGTCGACGTCGGCGCGCAGGGCTCGGTCATCACCGTAGATATCCGCCTCACAGCCTCAATGAAGGAGTAGAAATGCCAGTCGTATCCGTTGCGGGCTCAGAGTTCACCGTGCAGGTGGCCTCAGTCGCATATTCCGCCCAGGTCACCTCGGGCACAATCACCCAGACGAGCACCATCACGCGCACGAGGACGCTCGGCGGGGGCAACGCGTTCACGCAGACCGACCTCATCAGCGCGCTCGCCGTGTCGTTCCTGTTCGATCACGACAGCGGCCTCTACAACGCGCTCGAGAATGCGGCCACGGCAGGCACGTCCCTTGCGGTCACCATCGACGACGGCCTCAACACGGCTTGGGTCGGCGCTGCCATGTACGTCGAGTCCGTCGAGGTCTCCTACGACGCGACCGGCGTCGCGACCGCCACGGCATCGCTCACCGGCGAGCTGGCGATCTCCTAGTGTGGGACGTCCTTGACGTGTACCTCGACGGGGCCACTGACCCCGTCGAGGTGCCGGTGCTCACCGTGTACGTCGTCGACTACCGGGACATGTGCGACCGGGCCAAGGTGACGGCGTACCCGGCGGGCCTCGACCTGCTGAGCGCGTTCTGCGCGATCGTCGACCCCGAGCCCCTCGACCTCAAGGTCATCAAGAAATGGGCACGGGATCACAAGGTCATCATCGAGCGGCGCGAGCACGTGGGCCCTACCCGGACGGCGACCCACGCCGTCTGATCGTCCAGGTCGCGCTACGGACCGGCAGGCCAGTGGCCGAGGTCATCGCATACGACCCGAGGATTCTGGCAACGATCGTTGAGGAGCTGCAGAATGGCTAAGCAGGTCGAGCTGCGCATCGACGGGCTCGGCGCGCTCCTCAAGGACTTCCGGGCGCTGCCGAAAGAGGCCACGAAGGAACTGCGCAAGGCGTCCATCGACATCGCGAATCGGCACATGGTCCCGTCGTGGAAGGCAGCCGCGCTCACGGCCGGCAACTGGGGCCCCAAACTGGCCGAGTCGATCAGGGCCCGTTCCGATCGCCTGCCCGCCTTGAACGTCGGCAAGGATCGCAGGGCCTACGGCGGCGGCGCCTCGACGAACATGGTGCGCTATCCGTCGGCGTTCGGCACGCGCAAGGACTGGGCACCGTTCGGCGACGGGACCGGCTGGATGGCCAAGCGCAGGCCCTACCAGGCACAAGCACTCAACGAGTGGGGACAGGCCGTCGACCTCATCGTCACCAAATGGAATAGGAACACGCTGTGAGCCGCACGCTGACCGTGTACCTGGCGGCCGACCTCAAGAAGTTCAGTCCCGCGCTCAAGGGCGCCGAGCAGGACCTAGGCCGGTTCGGGAACGCGACACGCAACCTCAGCAACACGCTGTCGGGGATGCTCGGCCCCGCATTGATCGGTGCCGCAGCTGCAGCCGGATACGCCGCGGTGCAGTTCGGGGTCGACGGCGTCAAGGCATTCGTCGACGACGAGGCGGCCGCTGCGAAACTGGCGACCACGCTCGACAACCTCGGACTGGTGCACGACACGACGCAGGTCGAGGCGATGATCGACGCGCTACAGCGCGAGACCGGCGTCGCCGACGACGCGCTGCGGCCCGCGTTCGACCGGCTCGTACGCTCGATCGGCGACACGGCAGGCGCCACTGATGCGCTGAAACTCGCCATGGACGTATCAGCCGGTACAGGCAAGTCGCTCGACTCCGTCGTGCAGGCACTCGGGAAGGCATACGACGGCAACACGGCCGGACTATCACGGCTCGGAGCCGGGATCGACAAGTCGGTGCTCGCAACCGGCAACATGGACACAATCACCAAGGACCTCGCGCGCACGTTCGGCGGACAGGCCAAGACAGCCAGCGAAACGTACAAGGGACAACTCGACCGCCTCTCCGTGGGATTTTCCGAACTCCAGGAGAGTTTCGGCGCCGGGTTCATCAACGCACTTGGCAACACGGCAGGCAAGACCGACGAACTGATGCAGGCCATGGAGGACCTTCAGCCCGCCCTCGAGGACATCGGCGGCGCCGCAGGTGACCTCACCATCGAGCTAGTGGGAATGGTCACCGCAGCCGACAAGGCAAGCAAGGCCGGCAAGCGTCTCCTCGACGACCCGAACTGGGACGACCTCGGCACCGTCCTCAGGGAGACAGCCGACGCCAACTCCTACCTAATCGGCACATTCATTCAGGGCATTCCCGTCATCGGCCCATACATCAACCTGCTGTATGGACTCGTCGGAGGCTATGACGCGCTAGCAGGGTCAGCCAACGATGCGTACGGCGGCGTGAGCCGGACCGCGATGGCACTCGGCCAAGGCACCCCCGACATTGATGCGAACAGCGCAGCGACCAGCCGGTGGACAGGCTATGCCAAGTCGCTCGGCGGCGTCGTCAAGACAACCGGCGGCAACGTCAAGGAATACTTCGCTACCCTCGACAAGGGCACTACGTCTACCGGCTCGGCGACCAAGGAAACCGACCTCCTTACGACAGCGTTCGACCTTCAGCGCGGCGTGGTCGAGAAACTGCAGGGCACCCTCGACAGCCAGGTGTCCGACCTCGAGGCCGCGACTCAGGCCGCCCGGGACTACTCGACCACGCTCGCGACGCAGCTCCTCGGCGGCATCGACCTCGGCGCCGCGCAGCAGACCGGCACCGACCTCGGCATCAGCACGCTCGACGCGTTCGACCGGCAGATCGCCGAGGCGGAATGGTTCGGCAACGTCCTGTCGTCGATCAAGGCTCAGGGCGCCGACCAGATGCTCATCGACCAGTTGGCATCCCTCGGCCCGGCAGCGGGCGGGGCCCTTGCTCAGGAGATGCTCGACAAGGGCCTCGTGCAGACGTTCAGCGACCGCCTGGTGGACGTCGTCGCCGTCGCCAACACGACAGCGCAGGCCATGGTCCCCGAGTTCCTCACGGCCGGGATCGACTCCGCCGAGGACTTCGTCGACGGCACCATCGAGCAACTGACGAAGGAACAGGCCCGGCTCAAGGCGATCGGCAAGAACGTCGGCAAGGGCATCGGCGTCAACATCAAGGCCGAGATCGCCGAGGCGGTCGCCGACGCCGTCCGGGCAGCGAACGCAGCCAAGACAGCAGCCGCAGCCGAGCGGGCCGCCGAGATCGCAGCGCAGCAGGTCACCGTGTCCGAGCAGCAGATAGCGCAGGCACTCCAGCGGCTCATCGGCAACAGCAACGCACGCGCCGGCTACTCGATGGGCGTGCCCGTACCGACTCCGGTGCTCGGATGACTCCGACGATCTACGTGAACGGCACGGCACTCGACCTCGACGGGGTCGAGTACCGGGTCAGCGTGTCCCACGGCCGAAACGACATCACCGCAGCACCCAGCCCATCCGACGCCTCGATGACGCTGTACGGCTTCACGTCGATACCGGTGGCCATCTCGGACGTCGTCGAGGTCGAGGCGTACGGCGTCACCCGGTTCACTGGCAGGGTCACCGATACGAGCCTGTCCCATGAGTTCAACCCGAACGGGCCGACGATCGGCGCGCCGGTCACGTCGTACGTCGCGCGCCTGGACGTCACGATGATCGGGAACCTCAGCCTCCTCGGGCTGGCGTTCGTCGGCGCGGCCGGCTACTCGCGCGAGCTGCTGAATGACCGGGTCGAGAACATCCTGACCGACGCCAACATCACGTACGCCAACAACAGCGACCCGTTGATGACTCAGGAGGCCCTCGACGCGCTGGACGGCGGATACTCGGCCCTCGAATTGCTCACGGCCCTCGGCACCGAGACCGGGGGCACGCTGTGCGACCTGCCCGATGGCGCGGTGCTGTGGGAGTCGTACTCCCGTCGGGGCTACGGCTACAACCCGGCGCACTGGGACGACATCGACCCCACGGACACGTGGCCCGACCTGCCCTACATCTGGGCCGACATCTACGACCGGGTCGACACGGCGCCCCTGACCGTCGGCCTGCCCAAGGCCAACGTCGCCTGGTCTCCGACGTGGCGCAACACGTCGCAGACGATCCTCAACGACGTCACGGTGATCTACGGCGAGAACGGCAACCAGTCACGGGACGACACCGACCCGGCGTCCATCATCACCCACGGCCGCCGGGCATTCACCCTCACGACCAAACTGCACCTCGGAACCGACGCTCAGACCCGCGCATCCGACATCATCCGCACCCAATCGGAGCCACGGTACGCCCTGCAGTCCGTCGAGGTCCTCATGGAAACGATCACCGACCCGCTCCGCGCGCAGCTGCTCAGCGTCATCTCCGGGTCCAAGGTGTCGATCGACGACACGCCCCACCCGTCGCCGATCGAGGACTACGTCGGGGTGTGCGAGGGATGGTCCGAGACCTACACCCCGGGCCTGCACCGGCTCGTCCTGTCGCTGTCCGACCCGAGGTTCAGCTACCAGGTCGTGAAGTGGTCCGAGGTCGACCCCGCGCTGCTGTGGTCCGGCGTCGACCTCACCGTGCAGTGGTACAACGTCGTCATACCGGCCGACCTGGTCGCATAGGAGAGGATGAGCACATGGGAGCCCCATACGCGCTATCAAGTGACCTTGTGTCGGCGTGGCCGGCCAAGTCGCTCGAGGTCGCGCAGTACATCGACGGTCAGGTGCCGCTACTGGCGATGACCCAGAACCCGCAGACCGGCACCACGTACAGTTTCGTGGCGGCCGACTTCACGAAACTGGTCACGTTGTCGAACGCATCGCCGGTCGCCGTGACACTGCCCCTCGAGGCGACGGTGCCGTGGCCCACCGGGACGCAGCTGCGACTGCTCAACCAGGGCGCCGGAACTGTCACGGTCGCCGGGGCCGTCGGGGTCACGATCAACGGCACCCCGCTCACCCTCACGCAATACAAGGGCGCGAACCTCATCAAGACCGGAACCAACGTTTGGACGTTCATCCCTTTCGCTAGTGGTGTCGGCGCGGCTAACTTCAGCGATGCGGCGACCGGCACCTACACCGGGTTCAAGTACAAGACGTTCACGTCGGGCAGTGGAACGCTCACTGTCACGACGGCGGGACTAGCCGACATCGTCGTGGTCGGTGGTGGTGGCGCGGGAGGCTCGGGAGCGTTCTACGGCGCCGGCGGTGGCGGGGCTGGTGGAGTCATCGCCCTATCGAATGTGTATTTACCCGCTGGCACCCTCACTGTCACCGTTGGGGCGGGGTCAGCCAAGAGTGCGTTGCAAGGGTCACCGACATTCCTCGGCGATTTTGTCGCCATCGGCGGGGGCCTCGGTGGCGCATTCGACGCCGCTAGTCCGATAGTCGATTACATGCCGGGAATCAACGGGGGCAGCGGCGGCGGCGGCAACACGCAAACCAACGGCAGCCGGAACGGCGGCGCTGGCCTACTCGGTCAAGGTTTCGCTGGCGGCCTCGGCGTCTCAAGCACTACCAACGGGCAAGGATCAGGCGGCGGCGGTGGCGCAAGTGCAGTCGGTGCAGCCGGTGTCACGTCAACAGGTGGCGCAGGCGGTGCAGGCACGACAACGAGTATCGCTGGCACAACACCCTCCGGCGCTTACGTCGCCGGTTCATACGCGATAGGCGGCGGCGGTGGTGGTTGCGGAACAACTAACGGTGCCGGTGGATCTGGTGGCGGTGGTGCAGCAGCAGCAACGACAGGTAACCCCGGCGCGGTCAACACTGGCGGCGGCGGCGGCGGCGGATTCGTTGCGAGCACCGGCGGCACTGGTGGCGCTGGCGGTAGCGGGATCGTCATAGTTAGGGTGGCAGTCTGATGGCTCATTTCGCATTGATCGACTCGGCAAACATAGTTCGCTATGTCATCGTCATCAGCAACAGCGATTGCGGCGGCGGTGACTTTCCGGCCTCGGAACCCATCGGCCAGGCATTCATCAACGGACCTCACCCCGAATGCCTTGCCCTTGAGGGCGAATGGCGACAAACGTCCTACTCGGGGTCGTTCCGCGGCTGCTATGCGGGCATCGGCTACACG